TCTAGCTCTTTATTTTGTTCTTTATAAAAATCAAAAAGCAAAGAGTCTTGGTCCATTGAATTATAATCTTTACTAAGATTCATAAAATCATTTATCCCTCGACCTGTTTCTTTTTTATACTTCAAGAATGCTGAAACGTCTTCAGGTAGTTCTTCATTTACCTGTCTCTGTTCCCATATATCATCAAGAGATGATATCTCCTTGTTGTATCTTTTTCCTAAGTAAGATATGATTTTATTTTCATCAAACTCTACTTCAGGAACTTCTGCAATATTTACCTGCTCTTCTGGTTCACTTGTAGGATTAAATTTCTCTTCGTGTTCCTTAAGCAATTTTTCCTCAATCTCAACTGCTGACTTTTCTTCAAACTCAACAGCTCTTACTTTAAATTCACCTTCCATTTTATTTAATTTAATATTTTACAAAGTTACAATTTTTTTTTCTTCTTTGTTTTTAAGGTTATTGGGATAGTTGCACCAACGTTTACCCCATAATTAAAAGAGCCCGTATTGTCAGTATTTATGTTTCCTCCAATTGTAAGTGTACTTTTATTAATTGGTATATTAATTGACGCATCATAATTCGACCCCATGCCACCTCTATAAAAAGACTTGCTTGCATTTACATTAAAGAATCTATTTCCAGCACCTAATCCGACACTACCAAAATCCTCATTACTCCCACTATATGAACCCATTAAAGATGGGGTCACGTTAATAGGATCATCCGTTGTTTTTGTTGTTGTTCTTTTGTTCATTATTATCTAGGATTAAAAGATTCTAAATCAAATCCATCTAACGAATCTTCAGTGCTTTCAAAGTTCATTGGCGGCAAGTTATTTTTTCTTTGATTAATTAATTCTGATTGCCTACTAGCTTGAAGGTCAACTCTTTTGTCCTTAGCCTTCTCTTTGTCTTTATCTCTTGTTAACATTCCGTCTACCTCAATACCTTTTAATTGCATGTTGTACTGAAATTCTAACTCCATCAATGATCTCTTTGCTTCAACCTCAGCCTGCATTGTCATTATAGCGTAATTTGCTTCAGCCTCCTTTAATTGCATCTTAGCTTGTGCCTCAATCTGGAATAGCTGGGCCTTCTGTTCTGATGCCGCTTGTTGTGACTGCATGTTCATCTGGCTTTGCATCTGCATTTCTTGTTGTTTCTGCTGCTGCTGTGCTTCCATTCTTTTTCTACGCTTAACCTTAAGCATCTCATTTGCTAGTTTCATGTTATTGATCATTCTAATGTCAATAGCATCTTCTAAATCAATTGTTTGCTGCTGTAGTGCAATCTGTATGTTCTTCTCTAAGTTTAGTTTTTGCTCTTCATCTGGAGATATCTCTATAAATATACCAAAGTCATGTAGATATAAGTCCTTTATCTCATCAAGAATTCCAACATTATACTTTCCTATCTGCATAGAGAACTCCTCAACAAAGTCAGAGTACTCAAGTATGTCTCCAATTCTTAATGATATACACGTTGCCAATCTTCTTGTTATAGATAGACCAGCCTCTAGTATGTGTCTTGTTGCTGTATTGGAGCTTAGTGCAGCCATCTTCTGTATTCCAACTAGTGCATCTGGATTAGGTGTCGATCCATCTCTAGCCTCATTTATTCCAGTAACGTCACGAATCATGCTTAAGTTATGATTGTAGTTACCAATAAGTGCAGCCATTTTAGACTGACCACTATTTGTATTTAACTCTTGAATAGGTATTCTAGCATTATTAAAATCACCATCCTGCGTATAGCTTCTTCCTATTACACTACCAGTTTGGAAGTACATCTTTAATGCGTCTTCTGGATTGTATGCTGCACCTGTACCCAAGTCAACTTCATTTATTCCATCAGCGTCAATAAAGACTCCGTCTGGAACAATTCTAGACATTACTTGTTGTAGCTTAAGGTGCGTTAGTTGTATCTGATCAGCAAATGGTATCATTCTCTTAACAAGAGACTCTACATTCCCCTTATACATTCTAGGTGCGTATGCAATATAATTAGGCATTGCGTTCTGTGAAGCTGACTTTGGTCGGACCATGTTTTTCATCATCTCCCACTTTATCATCTTGTTAGATCCACCAACTAATATACCATCGTACCATACATCCTTAACAGACTCTATCTTCTCGTACATCATTCCTTCCTCAACTGGAGGATTAAATGATGAATCTTTTCTTATTACCTTTTCGCCACCGTTCTCTAATATTTTTTTCTTCCAAACAAACTTCATGTCTGTCTTGTAGTTAACATAAAGAAGTGTTACTACTTCATTTAAAAAAGCATCGTCCTGATACGTTTTTATTATTGGAAAATAATCATACCAAGCAGAACTAGCGTTTCGTATTTCAGTTAATTCTTCATCTGTTAAGTTTGGATTGATCTTTCTTAGTTCAGTATAGTGGACCATCTTTACCTCTCCGAAATAATAACAGTCAGAAAAATCAGGCTTCTCAGTATAACTATGTATCCAGTTAGCAGGATCTACATACTCAACGTTTACGCCATCATTAATCAAAAATGAATGCTTTGCTACGCCAAGTCCAATTGTAGTCATGTCGTAGTCAATAAGGCTCCTTGTTTCTGAATATTCATTCATCTTAAGTACAGTATCTATTGCTATTTCTTCCGCAATTTCAATGCTAGGCTTATACTTAAGTTGCATGTATAACGATAATTCCTCATCGTTTTCTGGTAATTCATTTGGGTCAATATTAAATGCATCAACTCCAAATTCAGACTTAGTTAGATTAAGGAAATCTTTTGCGATCATGTCTGACTCGATCATGTCTTGAAACATATTCTTTTGTTCAGCAGACATAACATCTTGAGCCTCAGCCTTAATTGTAAATAGTCTGTCAGACATTCCGTTAACAACAATATCAACAAACTTCGGAATAATAGGTATTGGAGTCCAATCAAGATTTAAGTGAGACATGTCACCATTAATTGAAAGCTCGTTTTTATATTTTTGAATCGGCTGCTCACCCCTAGCATATAATCTAAGTGTATGGTAATTGCCCCATTGATTGTAGAACCTACAACTATTTGTATTTTTTTTAAACCATTCTCCCTCAATTGCCTTTGATACCTTTAAGCCATATTCTATAGTTGCTTTTTCTTCATCTGTTGCGTTCTGGTTTGGGAATGATCTTTGTTTTATTAAGACTGATGGTTTATCCATTATTTTTCTATTTCGCTTCGGTTGCCTGTATTATCGTATCTTGCAAATTTAATACTTATTTTTGTATTTGTTTTCTCTTGGTTAACGATGTACTTTTTTGTAGACATAATTGCAAGACCAGAGCTAATTGAGGCATCGTGCTTTGTCCTGTTGTTTATATCAAACCTAGCCCAATCCTCAAGTGTTTTTGTAAAATACATAGACCCCATAGAATCTTGATCACGGTACGTACCCTCAAGATCCATGCCAACATACTCTTCAATGTAAGAGCCAATAGCTGACGCATGAGCTTGTTTTACATCCTCAGATGAGTTAGGTATACCACCGAGCTCTATTTCTGTCCTAGAGAGCTTGCTATAGTGCTTGTCTGGACGATTAATTGAGAATGGTCTGTACCCTCTATTTTTAAAGTGATACAGTAGTCGTTGCTTATTGTTCTCAATTAATATCGGCATACCATAAAATACACATGCCATAAGAACATCCTCAAAGAATATCTCTGCTGTCTGAGGCCGTGCTATGTACTCTAAAAAAAATTCATTTGTTGGTGCGTTTTCCATATGAAATTTAGTCATTCCATGAAGAGCACCATTCGATCCACCACCACCTACAACACCAGATATGTCATACGGGTCACACCCAAACGATCCAATATTTTCATTTCCAGGATACTTTAATCCCTTCCTGTCTATTACGTTGTTTCTTTTGTTCTGCTCAGGTATCCATGACACAAGAAATCTACCCTTCTGATCTGGAGTCCATACAACAGTCGTGTCTGGCTTACCGTCCTTCCAGTGAAAGTAACCCCTAGTTAAGACCCTATCCTTTATTAGTGAGTCGTTATAGTCAATCTGTTGGTATATCTTTGTTAAGTTAAACAATGACTGCTTTGACTCATCCCTAAATGCATGAGACTCCGTCCTTGGAAACTGCCGATAAAATTCATTTAGTGCGTCAGCATCAGACTTCAATGCAGTAACCTCGTTTGTCCACCAAGTAATAACACCGTTGGTTATTTTTTCTCCATCCATTCCAATAACTGGTGTTTTTGGATCTTCAAAAACTGGCCATCCATACCTATCAATGTATCCCTCAATATTCCATTCCATTGGTATAAATAATGAATATAATCCCTGCTTAGTCTGACCATTGGCAGATCGTGATGCAGGATTACTATCGTTAAATAATTTTTTAAAATTGTCACCGCCCTTTGATAAGGCATTTGACGTTGATCCCATCATGCACTTACCAACAATCTTTGATCCCAATCTAAGACAGGTCTTTGTTACACGCCAATTGTTTAATATGTTTTCAGGCTTCTCCCACTTTCCAGATTCATCATGAACTAGCAATAGTAATTTTTCACCGTCATAACTATTGTCAGCAGTATTCTTCCAGTCAATTGTAGTATCAAGACCGTCAATCTCTTCAGTCTTTTCATCGTCCATGTTCCTTCTTGTAATCTTTGAGGCTGGAACTCTAAATGCAAGCTCAGTCTTTGGATTGTCCATACCGTCTTGTATTGGCTTGAAAAAAAATGGGTAGTTACGTATTATCGGAACAACCTTATCTGTAAACATTTTTTTTGCGTCAGAACCTGTCTTAGATAGTATACCAATTCTAGAGTCACGCACTATAGTACCAGTGCTACAAGACTCAGACGAGCTCATAAAAGAAAATCCAGAACGTCTATTCTTTAGGTAGCACATACCAAAAGATCTAGCATCAGCCTTGCAAGCCTCCCAGAAAATATAAAATATCCTGTTTGACTCACGAAAATCAGGAAGTCCAATGTCTATCTTTGTCCACTGTAAGTACATGTAATGACTACCAGTTACGTAGGTAGGAGTGTTATTATTCATAAACCAATAACCATACTCCCTCTTGTCAAACTCACCCTCGACTAAGTCTATATACCGTGACTTAAAAATATTGTCCCTCCTATTCCAATCAAAAATAGTTTTTATTTTTTGTAGTTCTTCAGGGTATTCTTTTGGAGTCCAAACATTATTAAAGTTGTCTATTTTGGTTGGGGTGCTTGGAAGTGCAACCTTTAGGCCTCCTATTTCGTATATCTCACCTATAGTACCGTCCTTAGATATTACAACAAAGTCATAGTCACTGCTGTATCCGTAAGACCATGCTTTCTTTTTATTCCTTGTAGTTACAACACTTTTAGGAACTTGATCTAAAACAACCCTGTATAAGTTATTTTCCATTCTTAGCTCTTCCTTCGGCAAATCCTTGCCTTCCATGATCAATCTTAACGATGTCTACATTTTTATCTTTGTTCTCCTCCTCCTCAATCTTATGTAGCATAGATAGTGCATCGTCAAAGGCTAACTTTTTAGCAGAGGCTGCATTTTTTAATTTATCAGCGGTAAGGTCATCCTCAGCATGAGTAATTATTGGCTCCATCAGAACCTTAATAAGCTCGTCAATAGCCTTCTTACCAGCCTCAAGTATTTCTATTTTTTTAGACATATGTTCCTGTTGTACATTCTGTAAACTAAATCACCGTTTATCTTAAACTCATACTCGCTGTCTGGAGTAAATGAAACTACATCACCAACCGATACACCCTCTAATTCATTATTGGTGAAGATTAGTTCACCCCATAATTCCTCAAGACTACCCAAAGATGAGAACACCTTATCCTCAGATGAGATTGGCTTCACAAAACAAAATGGTGACGGTGCCATCCAATCAGATTCACCTGACTTGTAAAGGTACAGTTGATCGTCCTGAACAATAAAGAAGTCGTCAAACAAGTAGTTCCAACTACTCTTTTGCCTACCCTTCATGTCGTAGTAAAACTTAAATGTGTTGTGATGAACAACCACTATGTCCCCTGGCATTATTGGTCCAGTGTAGTACATTGGTGTGCATATTACCTCAGCAAACCTATTTGTAGATTTGTGGTCCTCCTGTGATGAGCTTATGACAAATGGCTTACCTCCGTAAGTTCTTATATTATCGTACCGCTTTCCATCAACTGGCTTGATGATAAAACAGTATGGTGACTTCATTAAAAATCTATTTTAAACTCTATTGATGTTGGAACGTTACTAGAAAAAGTCTTCCACTTAATTATTTCTCCAGATTTGATTATCCATATAGATATTGATCCAGAGTCGTCCTTTATTATGGAATCTATTACCCAAGTTCTATCAAGAACTTCTTGCCCTAACATATAGTGCATGCACTTCATGTAGTCAGGACCAATAGACACTTTTCTAATTATATTCACCTGTCTGTAGATTTACTTTAATGTCTCCATACTCCTTAATTATCTCATCCTGATAAGACGATAAATCAAAGGCTGCTGTTTCAAGATTTGAAAGTGTAGCGATTTTTTGGCTTTTTAGTCTATTGAAGGTAACCTCAATGTCTGCCAATTGGAACTTTAATTCCCGAAAGTTTGTGTTAAGCTCAACTAGCTTAGAGAGCTCCTCTTTTTTTATTTTTTTCATTTTATTAAATTTATTATGCAAATATACTAATTATAATGATCTATACCACTTAAGGTCAGAATGATTGTACTGAAAACATATTGGAGTAGCAACACCTGATGGACTCAATGAAGTAGGTACACCAACAAATGTAGCACCACTAGATATAAATGTTGTTACAAGTCTTTCTGCCGTGGACATTACTGTGTACTTTATTCCATTTAAGTTGGAATTTGCAGCTGGAAAAGTTATTGCAAAACTAGCTCCAGTCGTACCAGTAAAGTATGTATTTGTGCTAGTAATTGTGGCAGATGTTAGTGCATTTGTTGCAACAACAGAAGCATTAACATTTAATACACCACTGTATATTAAGTCAAAGACTGATTGAACAGTAAAATTAAATGTCTCTCCCGTACTGTCTGACCCAATTAATGTAGTATTTGTTGTTGGCGTTGAATTGTTATAGCTATTTATTTTCATTTCCCTTGTCCTTTATATTTTTTTTTATAATTCTTTGATGTCTTTAATTGTGATGTCTTGCTCTTAGCATGAACGCCAGGTCGACTGATAAATCGAACTATTCTTTTGCTGGACTCTAATTGCTTTTTCATTATTACAAATTTACATATTTTTTTTAAATGTCATTTGATTCAATCAATGTATATGTAAAGTGATTGCCATGTATTGCTTTTGCTTTATTAATTATAGTCATAAACTCATTAAAGTCCTTAGTTCTTTTAAATACCTGACATCCTTCTGACCAGTTTTCTACAAAGTTTGAAACAGTCCCTGCCTTATGTATGTTAATTCCAAACATTCCAGTATCAGTCGTTACCTCATCAAAAGTCATGTCTTTATTTTTATCTCTCCAAACAGTTACATTCCCTAGTCTTTGGCATAGAGCATCATACTTTCCTTGATGCATAGATACACCATAAGCTCCTCTATATTGTCCTGGAACTAATCTTGCAACACCTTTAGAATTATGGAATTGCATAACTCCCTTTTTGCCTGGCTCAGTAGTAGCATCCCAATCATGATAGTGCCATTTGCTATCTACTCTATAAGAGATAGTTAATTTGTCATCAAATATATTCGTTACTTTTTGACCTGGTTCTGAGTTCCTTACCCCTACAATATTCACATCATAGTCTTTAGGACCTGCAAAGTATACATATCCTTTAGCCTTTACAGCTTTTTCAATTTGTTCTCTAGTATATATCATTCTTTTATATTATTTATACCGTCTTTAATCTCCTTCGCTCTGACAAATAGAGCCTTAGCACTTTGCCATAGGTCCACTTGTTTTACTTGCTTCCATGACTCATTGATCGACATCACCTCGATACTGGATAACACTAGTGCCACTATCTTTGTGAGCATAAATGGTACACTGAAAAAAATAAGAATGATATCATTGAGAATAAATCTATCAATAAGAAAAAACATTATAACCGTTAATTCGTATAATGCTAACTTACTTATAATAGCAGATAGTCTTCTAGATGTAATCTTCTCTCCTATCTTATTAGCCTTCCAGATTCCTGCAACAGTATCTATAACAATAAGTACTCCTATCATCAGAAGAATCCCTGATATCGGTAAAAAGAATGCAAGGCATATAGATATAAGCGTCAAAATTTTTGATTGTATAGATAGTATTAATAAAGATAATTGTGTTTTCATAATAAATAAAGTTTAATCAGCTTGTAACCAAAGTATATAAGTAGTATTATAAATAGTATTACCCCTAATACAGCGAAGAAATTTACCCACCACGGAATATATTTAATCTTCTCTGGCTTTAAAGTTTTGGTGACAACTCTGGTATGATAGACATCATTACCCTTAATTGTTTTATATATTGTGTGTACCTTAGCTTTTGTGTAGTACACATTATCTTTAATCTTAGTTTGTATGCTCACCAAGTTGCCATCTTTATCTCTTAGTTCCTCTTTTAGTTTAGATATTACATTACCTAATGAGTCACAATAAAGTGTGTCCATTAGCGTTATTGTTTCACCTGGAATTGTTATTGTAGTATCCTTAAGCTGTATTATAGTTACTGTACTGTCTTTTTGTACACACAACGGGCAATACTTTGCTAGTCTCTTTTCTAAAGAACATGATGACAATAATAAAAGTAATATAACTAAGTATTTCATGTTATATAGATGTTATGTAAGTATTCCATGCGGCTATAAAAGCTGTATTCTCAGCTACCATATTAGCACCCATAGCATATGCTGCTACAACATGGCCTGCATAATGACTATCTGATGTTAATATCTTCTGTGTTTCAGCAACTAACGTAGCAGATGATACAGTCCTATTCTCAGCTACAGTCCCATTATATAGTCGGATACTATTGACACCTGTTCTATGTATAGACTTAGGCTCTACTGTATTTGTATATTCAAATGGTCCTGATAAAACATTATTATCCTGATTAATTTTATGTTCATTAGTAGCCGCTAATAGCATCCTATTTTCAGCACCTAAAAGACCATCCATAGGCCCCGCACCTGAAAAAGCATAAGGAAAGAAATATCTAGATGCATTGTCTTGTTGGTAGTTTGTACCCATATTATATGGGTCAAATTGTGTGTCAATGTATGCATCTACACCATTTCCTGTGAATCCTTGATTAGCAGTGAATGTAGGGCTATTTACGCCAAATGCACCTGATCCCCCCCCCTTCCAATTTACTCCTGCTATATTCTCAACTCCATCTGTAGCAAAGCACATAAATAGATCTAACTTAGCCCATGCACCTGATGACTTTATACCCATCATTAGTCTGTTCTGTAGGTAGCTTTGAGCTACAGTGGTGTATCCTGTCCATGTATATACATTAGTCCAATAGTCATAGTCATAAACATAGCATGAATTACTACTAGCAGGACTGCTTGATCCTATAGCATTAATAGCTGTAACTTCACATGTAACTAAGTAATCTTCATCGCCTATTACTAACTCATAACTATTGGAAGTTCCCCCTATTATAGGGTCATTAGACCCACCTGTCTGTGGTACTCTATACCATTGGTAGGTATAAGACGTAGGACTTCCAGTCCATGATCCATTGCTTGTTGTTAAAAAGTATTGTACTGCTGTAGTCGAATCATCAACTGCTGGAGCTACCGTATTAACAGGTGCAGATGGTGGGCTTGATGTTTTTGTCCCCTTTACAGATATGCCTATGCTTATTTGCATGGCCTACCAAAGAGCTAAAATACTTGTAGCTGTTGTATTTGTGCTGTAAACTCTAACAACCTGAATAGGAATAAATGTTCCAGCAGCAACTCCAACCAATGTAACATCGTTACCGCCAGCAGTAAGAACCCTTAAATCTCCAGCCACCCCTACATAAAGGACACAAGGCCACGCTGATGTATTTGGTGATGCAGTATTGTCTCCAGGGTATGGTATGTTTACCGTATTGCTTGGTGTAACAGCCGCTGCTACACTAGTTTGTAATTTTAAATTTGCCATGTCTATTTATTTTTTAGTGCTTTTTCCATTTGCCCCATTTCGAGCTCTGTTTTTCGATGGGCTTTCCTTCACAAAGGTACCATTTTTTTTCTTACTTACATCAGGACCGCCCTTGCCGTCAATACCAAGCTTCCTACGTTCCTTCACGTGTTCTGATCGGTACTTAATCTGCTCTTCCTTCTTGTTTAGTTCTCTCTGGTACTCCCTATGCTTCTCCGCTGCCTTCGGGTTCTTCTCGTAGTACTTCGATGTCTTGCTTTGTGCCATAAAATATTTTGTTTATTAGTAAATCTGGATTATTTAATTTCTGCTGTCGCTG